CGTATGTCAGGTATGCCAGGCCCAATGAAAGACGAGAATGGCAAACCTACTCGTAAAGCAGCGTCATTAAGACGTTGGAAATGTTAATAAGGAATTATTATGGCTAAAGAAAATACAAAGATGGACATGGCGCAAGACAAAGCTATGGTTAAAAAAGCTGTAGGTATGCACGATAAACAAATGCATGGCGGTAAAAAAACTGACATGTCAAGCCTTAAAAAAGGTGGCTGCGCTAAGATGGCTAAAGGTGGCTCTGCTTCATCTCGCGCTGACGGCTGCGCAGTTAAAGGCAAAACTAAAGGGATGATAATATAATGGCTGAAGACGTAATTAAAAGCGCAGCAACAAAAGGTGGTATGCAAGGTGGTATGGGTAAAGCAAAAGCTGCGCCAAAAGAACCTGTAGAACCTATCCCGTCTGAAATCGTGGACAAACTACAAGACATGAAAAACAAAAAAGCCGCTGAAAATTATCAAAAGACTAAAGATAATAAAGCTGGCGGTATGATTAAAATGGCTAAAGGCGGTTCAGCTTCAGCTCGTGCAGATGGCTGTGCTCAACGCGGTAAAACACGCGGTAAGATGGTGTAATCATGCGGGCGTCTCGTGGTATGGGGGCAATAGCCCCTTCTAAAATGCCTAAGAAAAAGATTATCAAACGCAAAGATAATCCTGAAGACGTAGAGATGTTTAAAAAGGGTGGGAAGGTAAACTTACCCGCTAGTAAAAATGTCAATGCCGCAGGCAACTACACAAAACCTGAAGTTAGAAAGCGTATAGTGTCTGAAGTTAAGTCGGCTGCAACACACGGTACAGGCGCAGGGCAGTGGTCAGCTAGGAAAGCACAGTTAGTCGCTAAGAAGTATAAAGCCGCAGGTGGCGGTTATAAATGAGCGCGTTAGCTAAAAGCCAGAAGTCTTTAAAAGCTTGGGGCGACCAGAAATGGACTACTAAGTCAGGTAAAAAATCATCAGAAACGGGTGAACGGTATTTACCAGAAAAAGCAATAAAGGCCTTAACACCTGCAGAATATGCGGCAACAACCAAAGCAAAACGTGAAGGTAAGGCGGCTGGTAAACAGTTCGTAGCTCAGCCCGCTAAGATTAAAAGCAAAGTTAAGCCATATAGGAAAATTAAATAATGCGATGCTACTTTAGCTTTATTACTGGAGTGATGGTTGGGCTAGAGTTAGAGGAAAGCGAAGACTGTAATTATTTGATTGTAGAGCTTTTCATCGTGCAATTCATATTTGAATGGGAAAAATAAATTGGCAACCACAGGTGCATCATCATTTAATCTAGACCTTAATGACCTCGTAGAAGAGGCTTTTGAGCGTTGTGGTAAAGAGCTTCGTACTGGTTATGACTTGCGCACCGCGCGACGTAGCTTGAACTTACTTACTGTTGAGTGGGCAAACCGTGGCATAAACCTATGGACAATTGAACAAGGCACGATTGTGATGGCGACTGGGCAGGCGGTATACCCACTACCTGTTAATACGATTGACTTGCTAGACCAAGTGGTACGTCAGAATAACGGCACTACAAACCAAATTGATATCAACATCAACCGTATATCCGAGTCAACCTACTCTACAATCCCTAACAAATTAACACAGGGTCGCCCTATACAGGTGTGGATTAACCGCCAGTCAGGTGCATCAAATGCTACGACAGTGACTTTGAACGGTGGCATATCTGCTACAGACACTACAATTACAGTAAGCTCTACAGCTAATCTATCCTCATCAGGGTTTATACAAATTGATAACGAAGTTATTAGTTACCCAAATGTAAGTGGCAACCAGCTTATCAACTGTGCCCGAGGCCAGAACAATACAACCGCAGCAACTCATCTAACAGGTGCTTCGTTAACTACTTTAAACCTTCCGTCAATTAATGTATGGCCAACACCAAACGCTCAGGGTAATCAGTACACCTTTGTTTACTGGCGTTTACGTCGGGTTCAAGATGCGGGTGATGGTGTTAATACACAGGATATTCCGTTCCGATTCTTAAACTGTATGGTTGCTGGCTTAGCTTATTACTTGTCAATAAAACTACCTGATGTACCCTTAGAGCGTATAACAGGTCTTAAAGCAGACTACGAACAACAGTTCCAATTAGCGGCGGATGAAGATAGAGAAAAGGCATCAATACGGTTTGTTCCACGTAATATGTCGTACACGAGGTAATCATGCCTACTAAGTATGCTAGTGGTAAACACAGTATTGCCGAGTGCGACCGTTGTGGTCAGCGCTATAAATTGGTACAGCTTAAAAAGCTAACTATTAAAACGAAACAAGTAAGCATTAAGGTGTGCCCAGAGTGCTGGGACCCTGACCAGCCGCAACTACAACTAGGTATGTACCCAGTTAATGACCCACAAGCGGTGAGAGAACCTCGTCCTGATACTAGTTACTTAGTGTCCGGTATTGGCCCAGACGGTAATCCAGAGGGTGGTAGTAGAGTGTTTCAGTGGGGTTGGAACCCTGTAGGTGGGGCAAGAGGGAGTGACACGGGTTTAACACCTAATGACTTGATTGCCCAAGGACAAGTAGGTATAGTAACGGTATCAACAACTTAGGAGTATTAACATGGCATACAAATCAGGCGCCGATGGCGTAGCAAAACAAGGTAAGACAAAAGGTAGAAACTTAGGTGATTCAGGTCCAAACGTAGCAATTGAAAACGGTCCTAAATCTACAGGTAGTAAAGGTGGCAAAACTAATGCTGACATGAAGAAAATGGGTCGTGGCTTAGCTAAGATTGCTGCACAGAAAAAGGGATAATATCATGGGTAAATCAGCACAAGACTCAACAGGGTTTGTTTTTCCTACAGGTGGTGGTAACGATATTGGTATGTATAAACAGCCAATGCCAAATGCAGATACGCAGCCAGAAAGCATTATCTCTAAATCAGGTAATGGCGTAAATGAACTTAACATAGCCGTAGGTAATACAAGTAAAGGTAATGTTAAAGGCATGAACCCATACGGTACAGGCGAAATGCGTGGTTATGGCGCTGCAACTAAAGGTCGTAAGATTAGCGGAAAGATGGGTTAAGGTAGGTCAATGAACTACATAGAGCTTAGTCAAGCAATACAATCATACGCGGAAAACACGGAGTCTTTATTCGTGCAAAATATTCCTACGTTTGTAATGGAGGCTGAGCGACGTATATTTAACACTGTGCAACTGCCATCATTACGTAAAAACGTGACAGGCACAATGACTAACGGTAACAAATATGTTGCGCTTCCTAATGATTGGTTGGCTAACTATTCTCTTGCAGTTATCGATGCAGCGGGTGCGTACAGTTATCTTCTAAATAAGGACGTTAACTTCATTCGTGAGTCATACCCTACTCCTACATCAACTGGTCAGCCTAAGTACTATGCGGTATTTGGTCCTCGTATAGATGAAGCAAACGAGCTATCTTTAATTTTAGGGCCCACCCCAGACTCAGCGTATGGTATGGAGCTTCATTACTTCTACTATCCAGTATCTATAGTACAACGACCTATAGCAAGCTTAGGTACGATTACGGGTGGGTCTGGTTATATTAACGGTACTTACTTTAATGTTCCATTAACAGGTGGTTCAGGTACTTCCGCGTATGCTACAATCACGGTATCAGGCGGTGCAGTTACTTCAGTTACAATAGTTTCTGGAGGGTCATTCTATGTTATCGGGGATGTACTAACTACGGCGAATACAAATATTGGCGGTTCAGGAACAGGGTTTTCAATCCCAGTAACTAATGTAGCTAACTCCGCGGGCACTAGCTGGTTAGGTGATAATTATGACCCCGTGCTATTTTACGGGGCTATGCGGGAAGCAATTATTTTTATGAAAGGTGAAGCAGATATGGTCACTTATTATGAGAAGATGTTCCAAGATGCTTTAGGTCAATTGAAACGCCTTGGTGACGGTCTAGAACGCGGGGATGCTTACCGTGACGGGCAAACAAAACTTAGAGTAACTACTTAATTAGGAGAAAGACATGGCAATTTCACAAGCAATGTGCACGAGCTTTAAAGTTCAGTTATTGAGCGGCGCACAAAATTTTAATACAGGTACAACAAAGGTTTATAAAATCGCGTTGTACACATCAGCTGCAACATTAGGTGCAAGTACAACTACTTATTCAGGTACTTCAAACGAAGTAGCTTCTGGCGGCGGTTATACTACTGGTGGTAATACACTTTCAGTATCTCAAGTCCCTACAGATGGTGGTTCAGGTACTACAGCGTTTATTGACTTTGCGGATACTACATGGTCAGCAGCAACAATTACTGCTCGTGGTGCGTTGATATATAACAGCACTGATGACACTGCGGTTGCCGTGTTGGATTTTGGTTCAGATAAAACATCAACTGCTGGGGACTTTACAATCATATTCCCAACAGCAAACGCAACAGACGCAATCATTAGAATAGCCTAGAATAGGAGTCTCAAATGGCTCTAGTTCTTAAAGACCGGGTTAAAGAAACCTCAGTATCGACTGGTACTGGGGCAATTGCGCTTGATGGTGCTACAGGTGCATACCAAACATTTAGTATAATTGGTAACGGTAATACAACCTATTACTGTATAGTAGGGCAAACTACTAGTGAGTGGGAAGTGGGTATTGGTACATACGACTCTGGTGCTGATTCCATATCGCGTGACACTATCCTAGCCTCGTCTAATAGTAATACCATTGTTACATTTTCTGCAGGTACTAAAGACGTATTTATTACCTACCCGTCTGAGAAAGCCATCTACGAAGAGCCAGATGGCGACACGCTAATTAATGCGGGTCCGATTACAATTCTAGGCCCTGGCGTAAGCGGGATTCCAACCCCATACGGGGATACACTAGGTCGCTTTTACGGTAATGTAGACAGCTTCCAACAACTGTATTTGCAAAACCAGTTTAATGGTGTAGATGCATCTTCAGACATTGTAGCCTACAATAACTTAGGTGATGGCACTAACTACTTTGTCGATATGGGTATTGTTGGGTCCAGCTACTCATCAATGTCTTTCCCTATATTTTCCGCAAACTGCGCGTATGTATATAACTCTGGTTTAACTACGGGTACAGGCGCAGCTGGTGAGACTTCAGAACTACTTATCGGTACAGGTACACTTAACAGTGACTTGGTGTTGTTTACTGGCGGCGTTGATACAGCCAATGAAGCCGTACGTATTTCAGGTGCAGACCAAACAATCGAAGTTCAAAAAGGTGTAACCTTAAATGAGACCCTTGACGTTACCGGTGCAGCATCGTTCGGCAGCACTGTTTTATTGGATGCGAACCCGACAACTGCCTTACAAGCTGCCACAAAACAATACGTAGACAATGCGGTAACTGCAGGGGTACATATCCACGAGCCAGTTCGCGTCGTTGCAGCTAGTAATTTAACCGCTACTTACGCTCAAGGCGGTACTACCTTTAACATTACAGATATCACATTAACTACTACAGTTACAACGTCTGTAAACCACGGCTTATCCGTAAACGACCAGATTTGGCTAACTAGCACAGCTGGTAACGGGCTATCAACTAACACTGCTTATTTTGTATTTTCAACACCAGCTTTAAATACCTTAACCCTATCACTAACTTTTGGTGGTGCTCAGATTACAGGGTTAACCAATGCGGCAGGGTTAACGTATGCTACAAGAGCAAACTCAGGTGTTGGTGCTACGCTTACTAATTCAGGCACTCAAGTTGCTCTTTCCATTGATAGCGTTTCGCTTTCAAGCACTAACCGAGTCCTAGTAAGAGGCCAAACTAACGCTGAAGAAAACGGTGCGTATACAGTTACTACTGTAGGTAGTGGGTCTACTAACTGGGTGTTAACTCGCGCTACCGATTCAAATATGGTCAATCCTTCAGACCCAAATGGTCTGGGTACAGGCGATTATTTCTTTGTGCAAGAGGGTTTAACTGGGACTGGAGACTCGTTCGTATTAACTACTGAACCTAACACAATGATTATTGGCTACACGGCCTTAACATACACACAGTTCAGTGGCGCTATTACTTACGTTGGCGGTACAAACATTGATGTTACAGGTCAAACCATATCACTAACGGGTACAGTTGCTCCTACAAACGGCGGCACAGGCACAAGCACTGTAACTACAGGCGACTTGCTCTATGGCTCTGGCACAAACGCGTGGTCTAAACTAGGCTTAGGTTCTGCATATCAATCCTTAGCAGTAAACGGTTCAGGTACACAAGTCGAGTGGAATGCAGTTAACCTATCTAGTGCTGTTGCAGTTACCGGAACACTAGGCGCAACATACGGCGGTACGGGGCAAACGACTTACGCAACTGGAGACATTCTTTACTCTTCAGCTACAAACACATTAGCTAAGTTGGCGGGTAGTACATCTACTTCTAAACATTTCTTATCCCAAACAGGTACAGGTTCCGCTTCTGCAGCGCCAGCGTGGGTTCAATTATCAGCGACTGATATTACTTCTGGTACACTACCTGCGACTCGAGGTGGTACAGACAACAGCTCTTACGCAGTTGGTGACTTGCTCTATGCGGATACTACGACTTCATTAGCTAAACTTGCTGACGTTGCTACGGGCAATGCATTGATATCAGGTGGTGTAAGCGCAGCGCCAGCTTGGGGTAAAGTAGCTCTTGCTTCTGCAGTATCAGGGACACTACCTATTGCTAACGGTGGTACAAATTCAACAGCTACTCCTACAGCCGGGGGTGTTAACTATGGTACAGGCACAGCCCACGCGTTTACTAGTGCTGGAACATCTGGACAAATATTAACTTCTGCCGGAGCTTCTGCACCTGTATGGGCAAATAACCCGCCAGCATTCCCTAGTGGTACAGTAATGTTGTTCGTTCAAACAGCCGCGCCAACAGGTTGGACTAAATCAACAACGCACGACAATAAAGCCTTAAGGATTGTAAGCGGAACAGCAAGTTCAGGCGGCTCAGTAGCGTTTACGACAGCGTTTGCAAGTCAATCAGTTACGGGTAGTGTGGCGGCAACGGCAGCGGCAACGGCAACCAATCAGGCTACAACTGCTGGTGGTAGTGTAGGTGCAACATCTGCGGCAACAGCGACCAATCAGGCTACAACTGCGGGTGGTAGTGTAGGTGCAACATCTGCGGCAACAGCGACCAATCAGGCAACAACTGCAGGTGGCACAGTAGGTGTGTCAGTAAGTGCAGGCACTTTAGCGGTAGGGGCAGGAACATTTGCGGTTGGCGCAACCACATTAGCAACAACACAAATTCCTAGCCATACGCACACTGCGGCTGTTGTAACAAGTGACCGTGCTAATGCCCAATTTAATCCTGGAACGGCTGGGGCTGGCAATACAGGTGCAACAGGTGGAGGTGGTTCACATACACATGGATTAACTGGCGCACCAAGCATTTCAGGTTCACCAAGTGTAACAGGCACATCCTTTACAGGCACTAGTCATAATCATACGCAAGACGCGCATAGCCATACAAGTGGTGGAACATTTACAGGCACAAGCCACAACCACACGCAAGACGCACATAGCCATACAAGTGGTGGAACATTTACAGGCACAAGCCACAACCACACGCAAGACGCGCACAGCCACACTTCAGGCGCATTTACAGGTAATGCAATTAATTTAGCAGTAAGTTATGTTGATGCAATTATTGCAACTAAAGACTAATTATGTTTGGGTTTAGCGCATTTGCTGAAGCACCCTTTGCCGATGTAGGTGGTGCATTATCTAGTATAATATTTCCGTTAGGTGTAGAAGGTACAGCAGAATTAGGTACAGTAACAACAGTAGCAGAAGCAAATGTTCCTGTAACGGCGGTAACTGCGCAAGCCCTTTTAAATAGCATACTGGTTAACGCAGCGGCAAACACGACTGTAACAGGGTTAGAGGCAACAGGCTTTGTAGGTAGTGTAGCAACAAACGCCGCGGCAAATGTTTCAGTTACAGGACTAGCAGCGACAGGCTTTGTAGGTAGTGTTACTATTACCGCAGCAGGTAATGTGTATGTTACTGGGGTTTATGGTGAAGGCTTTGTAGGTAATGTAACAGTTACAGGTATAGCAAATGTAACGACTACGGGTGTATTTGGCACAGGTCAAGTAGGGGATGTAACCGTCTCGTTAGGTGCTTCTGTATTCCCAACTACGGTATTTGCTACAGGGTTTGTTGGCGACGTTACGGTTACAGCGGGAGCCGGGGTATTTCCAACAGGAGTAGTTGGTACAGGGTTTATAGGCAATGTTTCAATATCAGGTAAAGCCAACATATTTCCAATAGGCGTATTTGGTACAGGGCAGTTAGGTAATGTAACAACAAGAGCATCGGCAACTACAATAGTAACAGGGGTACAAGCCCTAACATACCTAGGTAATGTAACAGTAATAGGTAAGGCTAATGTATACCCAATAGGGGTTGAAGCTATAGGGTATGTAGGAAGTGCATTAGTTTGGGGCTTAGTAGATGACTCACAAAACCCTAATTGGACTAATATAAATAACATTCAATCGACAACATGGACAGGGATACAAACATGACAATTACTACACCTAATCAAGAAGATGCGGTAAAATGCGATAAAGAAGCACAAGCTAATGAGGCCCTACAAAAAGAACCGCAAAGCGTTTCAGTGACGGTTACTGGGTTTTCCTTATTTGCTACTACATTAAAATAGAGGATTAAACCATGGCAAGCACCTATTCAACGAGTCTAAAGCTCGAACTTATTGGTAACGGCGACCAGTCGGGTACGTGGGGCACGACCACAAACACAAACTTAGGTACATTACTTGAGCAGGCTATTACTGGTGTTCAGGCTATTACCATGGCCAATGCTGACGTTACATTAACTAGTTTAAATGGCGCCTCAGACCAAGCTCGTAATGCAGTGCTTGTAGTTGGTGGTACTAATGCGGCAATCAGAAATGTCATAGCCCCTGCGGTAAATAAACTATATGTCATAAGAAATAATACAGTTGGCGGCTTTGCTATTGTAATTAAAACAAGTGCCAGTACCGGCGTGTCTATTACTAACGGCACAACAGCTTTTGTGTATTGCGACGGCAGTGAGTTTTACGCAGCTATTCCACCAAGTGCTTCTACTAATACAGCAAGTACTTTAGTCCTACGCGACGGGTCAGGTAATTTTGCAGCGGGTACGATAACTGCTAACTTGACGGGTAATGTTACAGGTAATGCAAGCACTGTCACAACCAATGCTAACTTAACAGGCGCTGTGACTTCAGTAGGTAATGCTACGTCATTAGGTTCATTTACTTCAGCTAACTTAGCAGCGGCTCTTACAGACGAGACAGGTACAGGCGCAAACGTATTCGCAAACAGCCCTACTTTAGTTACTCCAGCATTGGGTACCCCGTCTTCAGGAAATTTAGCCAACTGCACATTCCCGACTCTAAACCAAAACACAACGGGAACAGCAGCTGGGTTATCATCTACATTAGTAGTAGGTAGTGGTGGTACTGGAATAACCTCAGCTGGTACAGCGGGCAACGTGTTAACAAGTAATGGCTCTGCATGGGTAAGTTCAGCTCCAGGAGCGGCTTTCCCTAGTGGTACAAGAATGTCATTTAATCAAACCGCCGCTCCAACTGGCTGGACTAAAGATACATCATCCGCAATAAACGATGCGGTTTTGCGTTTAGTTACAGGTTCGGTTTCAAGTGGTGGCTCAACAGGTTTTAGCTCATGGAATAGCACTACGGCAACAGGGGCGTACACTTTAGCAACTGCTGACATTCCTAGCCATACTCACACTGCGGCTGTTGTAACATCTAGTATGGTTAATTCTCAATTTCAGACTGGAACGGCTGGTGCTGGCGATACAGGTGCGACAGGTGGTGGTGGCTCACATAGCCATTCACTTTCAAACAATATAAAATATTACGATTTTATAATAGCGAGTAAAAACTAATGGCTAAAGATGCTAAAATTATTTGTCCAATGATGGGCGGAGAACCATGCGTTGAAGATGGCGCGATTCGTAATGGAGAGCTAGTTGCTTGTCGTTTTTGGGTGACTGTGCAGGGGATGCACCCTCAAACTGGGGAAGTATCTAACCATAAAGATTGTTCGTTTGCTTGGATGCCTGTATTAATGATTGAAAACAGCAAAGTTAATCGCGAAACAGGCGCTGCAGTTGAATCATTTAGAAATGAAATGACAAAATCAAATGACCTAAACACACAGGTTTTACTTGCAAGAACACAACAAAATTTAATAGAGGGTTAAGATATGAAACTTACAATTATTCCGTCTGATGGCGCAGTTTATGAAAATAATGTGTGTTATTCTGGTTTGACATGGGAAGGCACTCCTGCCGATGTCCATGCTTTGCAATGGTTAGATGATGCAGGGTGGATTGAATATAACGATGGAGCGGTTAATGAAGATATTACTGTTTTACCCCAATGGGCTGATAACGCTATGGCGGCTTGGACTGTTGCAAATACGCCAGTTCCACCACCGCCACCAACACCGCCAACAGCAGAAGAAAACAAAGCAACGGCAGTTAGTTTATTGCAAGCAACAGATTGGACACAAATTCCAAGTGTTAGCGACCCTGCTTTAAGCAATCCATATTTGGCTAATAAATTGGCTTTTGACCAATACCGTAATGCTATTCGTCAATATGCTGTTTATCCAGTAGCTGGTAATATCAATTGGCCTGCAGAGCCAACTGAAAACTGGGTAAGCGTGTAAAAATGAAAAACCTAGCGTACTTATTGCTAGGTCTTTTACTCGGCGGATTTTTAGCCGTGGGAGTATCTTATGCGGACGAAACAACAATTAATTATAAGGGTCAACCTGTCCCCTCTGCTATGGCTCCTTCAATGTCGGCTTTCAGTCAAGATGTTTGCGGCATTGGTGTCAGTGGTGCTGTTAACGGGGGCGTATTTTCTGTAGCTGGCGGCACGATGATTACTGACAATAACTGCGTTCGCTTGCGTTGGGCTAAATTCTTAAGTGACAGTGGTCTAAAGGTTGCGGCAGTGTCTTTGGCTTGTGCAGCTACACATGAAAACTGGGTGGCTATGGAGATGTCTGGTTCACCTTGTCCTATAGGTGGTGCTATTGGTGATGCAGCTAGAAAGGCTTGGTATGACTTACACCCAAACTGGTTTGAGGAAATTTACGGTAAAGACTTCGTGCTTATCACTCCTCTGCCTGATTCTTCTAAGGAGTAGTTATGTTTATGCATATTGTTACGCATCTCAGTGGGCGGATTATGGTCCTGTTTACTCAAGCCTTAGCGTCGCTCAAGGCACTACTATTCAAGCTTGTCAGCAACTTGCGTGCCAAATTTATCCGGGTATACCAGAATGTGCGCAACCTGCACCTCCTCAACCTCCTGCGTGCTCAGACAGGGTGGAAAACCAATCCCTTAGTTGTGAACCTAACAACAGCGGTGCAATCAATCAAAGCCGCACATACGTATGCCAAAGCCAAACTTACACAGATTGGGCCACTACCTCTAACAATTGCACGCCAAACCCTCCAACGTGTCAAACAACTGTTGAAAGCCAAAGCTTAGTATGCCCACAAAACTTTTCAGGCTCAATACAGCAAACCAAAACAAACGCTTGCTCAGACCCGTATGGACAACCAACGGAAGGCGCGTGGACAACGGTGTCAAATTCATGTACACCCGACCCTGCAACATGTTCGGTATCAACGCAGGTTAGGACGTTAGCATGTCAGGAAGATTACATTGGAGCAGTAACGGAAAACAGGATGTCGAGTTGTGCGACACCTTACAGCGAGCCTGTGTGGAGCAGCTGGATGGTAACTCAGGATACCTGCACCAAGAGTCCAACCAACGTAACGAACATGAGCAGTCCGTTGAATCCAGTCAGTCCAATAGCACCAGCGATGCAGGAAACGGTGCAGCAGCAACCAGAGACATCGGCAACAGAGATGTTAAGCACACCAGCTTCCCCTGCAAGCACTGCGGAGACCACATCGGAAACTCCAGCCTCGTCAGGAAGCACAAGTACACAGTCCACCCAACAATCGCCGACCACATCGAGCGGGACTACGCCGAGTACATCGCAGCCACAAGTACCAAAGGGCAAGACACTTGTTCCGGGGTTTGGGGTAGTGATGAGTCTAGAAATTTTAAACAAGCCGATGCAAACTCAGCAGATTCAGTTGAACGACGCATTGGCATACCAGCAGGAGTTACCATATGAGCTTGGAAGAAATCAAGGATTCTTACTCGAACTACTCAGCGAAAACGCTATTAGTAGTGGTTTTTGGGATATTAGCGCCACTAGGTGGGACAGTCTACGTAGGCATAACGACCTACAACCGAGTTATAGCGGCGACTGAAGCCATTGAAGCAGCTAAACCATATGACGACGCTGAGCTAAGAGCAGAAGTAAACGCTTTAAAAGTGCAGTTAGCTGCCCAACAACAATCGGTCAATACGGTTAAAGACAGTATGGTTACTACGTCAAACCAGCTTGTATCCATGCAGGAAAAAGTATCCAACGCTATTGGCACTGCCAATGAAGCTAAAGCAATTACTAACGGCAACGTGCGGGAAACCGCTGCATCTTTAATGGGTGTGCGCGAAGAAATGAAAGCCACACGCGAAGGCATTGAATCACAACTTAAAGCACTTAAACGTGCTACTTCTAACCCACTAGGAAATTAATTATGTTATCTATTTTATCAGGCTTACTAGGTATTGCTTCTTCTAGCTTACCTAACATTTTAGGGTTCTTCCAACAAAAGGCTGACCAAAAGCACGAGTTGCAAATGATGATGCAGCAAAAAGAACGTGACCTAGCTATGGCTCAGGCTGGCTTTCAAGCACAAGAAAAGATTGCCGCAATCGAATACGAAAGCACTTTAGCTGAAACATACACAAGAGAGCGTGAGGCTTTATACTCTCACGATAAAACTATTGTCGAAGGTGCTGGACCTTTTATCCGTGGTCTTAATGCAGCCGTACGACCTGTCATCGCTTTTACTTTTGTATTTGAGTTGGTTGCCATCAACTTTATTGGCTTATGGTGGGCAATTCGTACTAACGTAGACTTTTTAGTTGCACTACGGGAAGTGTTTGGGTCTGACGAAATGGCTATTTTAAGTTCAATTATTGGCTTCTACTTTGGCTCACGTCAATGGGAAAAGCATAATGAAAGTAAGTGAAGAAGGGCTTAAGCTACTAAAGCACCACGAGGGTTTTCGTAAGAAGCCCTATCAGTGCGCAGCTGGAATCTGGACGATAGGTTACGGTCATGCTATGTATGCTGAGCAATTAAAGATACCCTCTACACCTGAAGGAATGGCTGCTCGTAAAGCATTTCCATTAAAACCTGAAGATAATCGTATATGGAGTAAAGAAGAAATTGACGCATTATTGGTTAAGGATGTCGTACGATTTGAGCGAGCAGTTGACCGATACATTCGTGTACCGCTTAGACAAAATGAATTTAACGCTCTTATATCTGCTGTTTATAATCTTGGTGCTGGCTGGCTGCAAAGAAGTCCCGTTCGTCAAAAGATTAATCGAGGCGACAAAGAGGGTGCTATGGAACAGCTTCTCAAGTATAATAAAGGCGGCGGTAAAGAGCTTAAAGGGTTGACTTTACGCCGTAAAGATGAAGTCGCCTTGTTTAGGAAAGAATAACATGCCATTAAAGAAACTAGAATTTAGACCGGGATTGAACCGAGAAGGTACAGACTATGCCAATGAAGGCGGTTGGTACGACGGCGACAAGATTCGTTTTCGTTCTGGTTTCCCTGAAAAGATTGGTGGCTGGTCTCGCCTATCAAATAATACTTACTTAGGCGTTGCTCGTTCTTTATGGAATTGGATTGACTTAGATGGTTCAAACTACCTAGGCGTGGGCACTAACATTAAGTACTACATTGAGCAAGGTGGTACTTATTACGACATTACTCCTTTTAGTTATATTGGAGGAGCAGGTGTTGCTACCTTTGCGGCTACTAACGGGTCAAGCACCCTTACTGTTACTGATGCGGTGTATAACCCTTCAGTAGGTGACTTCGTTGTATTTAGTGCTGCCGTATCACTAGGCGGAAACATCACTGCGGCAGTGTTAAACCAAGAATACGAAGTGCTTACAGTTCCTTCTACTACAACCTACACTATATCAGCACGAAGTGCTACAACTGGACTACCTGTATTAGCTAATGGGTCAGATGTCGGAAACGGCGGTGCCGGTACTATCGCATCATACGAAGTACCTATTGGATTAAACGTATTTACAATCGGCACTGGTTGGGGTGCTGGGCCCTGGAGTCGAAGTACTTGGGGTTCTGCATATACATCAGGTATCGCGCAACAGCTTCGCTTATGGTCTAACGATAACTTTGGTCAAGACCTTGTTATCGCACCTAGAGGTGGTGGTATATATTACTGGAAAGACTCAACGGGAGTTAATACTAGGGCAGTTTCATTAAATACTCTTTCTACTAATGAAGGGTATGCTGGAACCTATGTACCAAACACAACTAACCAAGTCATAGCATCCGCTATTCAGAAATTTGTTATTGCTATGGGTGCCAACTCATATTTGTCAGGCACTCCTAACACTCCGTTTAATCCGATGCTTGTTCGATGGTCAGACCAACTTAACCCATATGAGTGGGTTCCAGCTATTACAAATCAGGCTGGTGAATTTGCATTAACTAGTGGTTCATTTATTGTAGGCGCTAAGGCCACTCGCCAAGAGATTCTAATCTGGACTGATTCAGCGTTATATTCAATGCAGTATCTAGGCGCTCCCTATGTGTGGGGTTTTAATATCTTGATGGATAATATTTCTATCATGTCACCTAACGCAATGATAACTGTAAACAACGTAACCTACTGGATGGGTGGGGACAAGTTCTATATGTATTCCGGACGCGTAGAAACTTTACCTTGCGCATTGCGTCAGTATGTCTTTAACGACATAAACAAAGACCAAGCATTCCAAGTGTTTGCTGGGGGTAACGAAGGCTACAACGAAGTCTGGTGGTTCTATGTAAGTAACTCAAGCGGTGGTACTACGGTTGATAAGTACGTAATCTATAACTATGTTGACCGTGTTTGGTACTATGGCTCTATGGCTCGCAGTGCTTGGCTAGATTCAGGCATTCGTCAGTTTCCTATGGCAGCAGATTATAACAACCGGATTCTTTATCACGAGTCTTCTGTTGATGATAACGCAGGTGACACTACCCTACCTATCGCAGCTTATGTGCAGTCTTCTGACTTTGATATTGGCGACGGTCATAACTTTGGCTTTGTATGGCGCATATTACCAGACGTAAACTTTAATGGCTCTAATGTAAATCAACCGTCTGTAACCATGACTGTTAAACCCCGTCAAAACTCAGGGTCTCCTTACGGTGCGGCTAATAACCCGTTAGTGCGAAGCTCGGATAACTTTAGTACAGGTCAGGTATACAACGTGCAGGAATTTACAGGTCAGGTATATACTCGCATACGCGGTCGTCAGATGGCATTTAGAATTGAATCGTCAGACCTCGGAGTGTCTTGGCAACTAGGTATGCCTCGTATTGATATTAGACCAGATGGGCGTAGATAATGGCGTATAACACCCCTTTAAAAAATACGCAGTTAGTTCCACCAAAAGCACCTAACTTACCCATTGCGCCAGTTGAGTATAGCCAACAATATATAGACCAACTAACCAATGCATTACGACTTTACTTTGGACAGATTGATAATATCACACAGGGGTTAACAATACCTGATTCAGGCACGACAGCAAACAGGCCTATAAGTACAACACTTGTTAAATTACAGATAGGGCAATACTATTTTGATACTACCATAGGAAGACCTATTTGGTGGAACGGTACTAACTGGATAAACGCCGCTGGAACAATAGTTTAATATTGTATAGGCGCTACATTGATGATATTATTCACTAAACTATATATAGTAGGAATTTACTATGAAACACTATAATCGAGGTGCATTATGGAAGGCATGCTAATAGGCGCCGCAGTTGGCGGTGGTACAGCGTTATTAACTGGCGAAGATGTCCTTACAGGCGCGTTAATAGGTGCGGGTACGGCAGGTCTTACTTCGGGTGCACAAGGACTTTTAGGCGCAACTAATACAGCTGCACTAGACACAGCAGTAGATACAGGTGTAGGTGTTGGTACACCCGCAGCAATTGAAGCAGCAGGTACATCTCAATTAGCGGCGCAGCAAGCTATGCTACAACCTACAACAACGGCTATTGGGGGTGCTAATCTTACCACTGCTGGGGGTCAAGGGTTTGCTGCAAGTGCAGCTCCACAAGTTCCTGGGTCTACTGGTTTTTGGCAGGGTGCTAATACCGCTGCAAGTACAGTACCTCAAGCCGCTGTGTCTGACGTTGTATTACCTGGTGCACAACAAGGCATAGCCGCAGCAAAACCCGGCTTAATGGATAGGATTAGCACTGGGTATAGTAATCTATCTGATATGGAAAAACTAGGTGTAGGTATCGGCGGTACTGCATTAGTAGGTGCTGCTATGGCCCCTGGTGTGCAAATGCCTGAAGAAGATGAATACAAAGGCCCTTTAAGCAAGTTTAAGTATGACCCTAACAAGTTTAACGCATCCCGTATAACACCAAACGTATATAGGCCTGGCTATGCTCAAGGTGGTATTGCTGCACTGGCAGGTGGGGGGTATCCAATGGGTAGACAAGATAACACTCAATTTGCAACTCCAACTCAAATGCCTATGAGCGCAGAAGTACTTCGTGCAGACTACGAACCAGTTGAAATGGCTATGGGTGGTATCGCTGGATATAGTCTTGGTGGGTATGCTGCGGGGGGTAATCCTCGTTTACTTAAAGGCCCAGGTGATGGTATGTCTGATGATATCCCTGCTACAATTGCTAATAAACAACCAGCTCGATTGGCAGACGGTGAGTTTGTAGTTCCCGCTGACGTGGTGTCACATCTAGGTAATGGGTCTACTGATGCAGGTGCTAAACACTTATATAAAATGATGGAAAATGTACGTAGAGCTCGTACGGGTAAAAAAGCACAAGGTAAACAGATAAAATCAGAGAAGTTCCTACCAGCATAGGATTAAAATGACTTTACAAATTAAGGTGGTCGATACAAACTTCGTCCACCAAGTATGGCCTCGGGTTGAAGGCTTTATTGCCACTGCTGTAGCTTCAATGGATAATTTTCCTGAGTGGAGCAGAAACTATAACCTAGAGCATATTAGAATGTATGTAACTTCTGGTGAATGGTATTTGTTTGTTGCCATAGATGAGACCGGAG